CACAATATGAAAGTGATTTGATGGATATTCTCTTGGATATTGAATACGATATCAGAAAAAGGTATCCAAAGATAGTCTTTGAATTCTTTTATTCACCTGTTGGAATGTCAGATAAAAAGGATTTCATTCATCCACAAGTTGAGTGTATTTATACAAGGTAAATATGACTAATTATAAGGAAGATAGAGATGTTTTCAGAAAAGTATCTAAAAGAAAATTTTAAAAGGTCTTGGGGGAAGGTAGACCCTACCAAGTTAAATTGGAATGTAATTGAGGAAGAAAAAGTGGAAGAATCGACCGTATTGTGGGCTCTTAAGGAAGATTATGTTCAAGAGTTTCCTGTCAAGGAAGAGAATAATTAAAAGATTAAAAAATTTAACTAAACTAAAAATCTATATATTAGATATATTTTTAAGAATAATTTAAAAAATAGATAATATAATCAAATAATTTAAAAATTTTTCTTGACAAAATAATTTTTATTTATTATATTTTTTATATATTATAAGAATGGTATCGAGATAAAGAAGATTTGATGATTGTTTTACCGAAAAAGAAACATAGAAAACACTTCTAAAAACTGACCTACCTAAAATAGATTCCTCAAAACAGACTCCTTAAAACAGACCTTTTAAACCATTAAGGAAATTAGAAAATGCCGTATAGATCAGTTAAGGAGTTACCAGAAGGAGTAAAGGCTTTACCAGTAGAAGGACAGGAGCTATGGATGAAAGCCTTTAATTCTGCTTTTGAAAACTGGGATAAAGATAAAACAGACTTTTCACAAGAAAGTTATGCTTTTGCAGTTGCTTGGGCTGCTATAAAGAAAAAGTATAGACAAAAACCAGACGGTTCGTGGGTTCTTATTAAAGAAGATACAAAAGAATGGGAAGAAGATATTCTAAAAATAGACAATGAAAAAAGACTTGTATATGGCATTGTCTATACTCCTAATAAAGTTGATGTTGATGGAGATTTTGCTGATGCAGATACAATTTTAGAGGCTGCTCATAACTTTTTATTAAATCATCGGGCACTTAAAAGTATGCATACAGAAGCAATTTCTAAAGAGGATGCAGGAATTGCTGAAAGTTATATAGTGCCAGAAGATATAAGTATTGGGGGAAATAAGGTTAAAAAAGGGACATGGATTTTAGTTATTAAAATATTTAATGATGCTCTCTGGGAAGCCATAAAAAAAGGAAAATATAAAGGATATTCCTTTGGAGGAAGAGCATTAAGAGAGGAAATGTAAAATGAAAGAAATAGAAAAAGGCAAAAACAAATATAAATTAAAAGATTTAACAGTATATGAAGTTTCTTTGGTTGATAAACCAGCAAATAAAGAATCTTTTTTATTGTTAAAGACTGAGGAAGTAGGGAAAGAGGCAGAAGTTAGTTTAGAAGAAACTATTAGAGATAATGCGGCAGAAAAAAAGTGGAATGATATTTGGCGAGTAATAGATAAAATTGTGCGAGCAATTAAGGTTATAGAAGATAAAGACAAAAAAATAGATAAAGTTAAAAAGCTATTTGCAAGCCTTGAAGGGTTTATATCTGAATATGTCGGTATTACTACATCTTCAGAAAAAGGAGCGGAGGTCTTTGAAAAAGAAGTAATGGAAGATAAAAAGGCAGAAACTATATCAGAAGACAAAGAAATAGAGATGTCAAAAGAAGAAGAAACAGAAATATTAAAAGAAGAAAAGACAAAAATATTAGAGGAAAATACAGTAAATAAACTTGAGACAGAAGAACTTAGCAAGGAAGAAGCAATAATAAAAGAACTTACAAAGACATACTCTATAGTATCATCTGTAAATTCTAAATTAGATTCTATATCAGCTTTGTTGACAGATTTAGTAGAAATACAAAAATCAAAAGAACTACAAGAAGAAACAGAATCTCTTTTACAAAAAGAGAATTCTTTTTTAATAGAAAATATAAAAACATTCGTCAAAAAGATTTTAGACGAAAAGAAAAACAAAGGGGGTGAAAAATAATTATGGATACTAAAGAAGAAACTTTATCAGGAGAAATTCAAAAGGAAATAGCAAATTTGGTTGATAAAGCTTGGACGGAAAGAAAAGAGGAAGAGGAGAAGCTTAGGATTGAAAAAGAAGAAGCTGAAAGACTTAGAGTTGAAAGAAAAACAGACTATTCTGTAGCAAAAACTTTATCTCATCCTTGCGATGAGTTAATTTATAAGAGCTCAAAAAAGTCTGATATGATTGAACTTCAACAAAAGTCTGATGAAATTCTAATTCTTTCAACATTACTTAAACGAGACCCTAGAGAAACAAAGCTTTGGAAAGATTTTAAAGGGGGACACTCTGAATTGGAAAAAGCTATGGCAAGAAGTGTTAGTGGTGCTGGTGCAGAGTGGATACCGACAGCTTTTTCTGCAGACTTAATTGATAGGGTTAGAATGGCAAGTATTGTTGCAAAGATTCACGATAGAATAACTATGCCTAGCAATCCATATACTCTTCCTATTGTTGGATCAGACAGTGTAGCCTATAGAGTTCCTGAGGCTACCGATGTGCCTGAGAATGTGCCAAAAATCAAAGCTTCGAGACCAGGAACGAGGAAAGTAACTTTTTCTGCAACAACTCTTGGTGTTAGGGTAATTTTTTCTGAAGAGTTAAATGAGGATATTATTATTCCAATCTTACCTTTTTTAAGACAAAATATTATTCTTGCATTAGCAGCAGGACAAGAAACTACCGTTATTAATGGCGATATAAGTGCAACTCATATGGATAATGATGTTACGGATGCACTTGATGCGAGAAAGTCTTGGAATGGCTATAGAAAGACTGCTATACCTGGAGCTAAAATTGATTTAGGTGGGACACTTAGTCTTGAAAAGCTAAGAAGTATTAAAAAGGCTCTTAGGAAATATGGAATTTATCCTTCTGAACTTTGCTGGATAGTTGGAACTTCTGGTTTAGATCAAATACTAGGCTTAAATTCTTCTACAGCACCAAGAGACCTAGTTCTTACGCCTGACAAATATGGTCCGAATATTACTAATTTAATAGAAGGAGAACAGTGTAGAGTAGACAATATTCCTGTAATGGTTAGTGAACATGTTCGAGAAGATTTGAATGCCTCTGGAGTTCGTGATGGTGTGACTGTAAATAAGACGATTATAATTTTAGTTCATAGAAGGTCTTTTATGTTTGGAGACAGAAGATTAGTAACTATCAAGACAGCAGAGAATATAGAGACAGACCAAACTTTATTAGTTGTAACACAAAGACTTGATTTCCAGGCACTTCAACCAACTACAGATCCACTTGTAGGAATTGGTTATAACTTAAATTCGTAAAATGGAAACAGTAAAACTCAAATTTAAAGGAAAAGAAGAGTATAAAGGCTTTGATAATGATCAAGCTATTATAGTAAAACCAAATACTATAATAGATGTATCAAAAAACAAAGCTCAACAATTACTTATAGACTTTCCTGACAATTGGGAAAAAGCCGAAGACACAGAATTAAACAAATCAGAAAGGAAAAATCCTACTGTAAAAAAATAAGGCTGTGAGTGATTATTCGGTTGTTCTAGAAGGGGACACAGAATTTAAGAATAACTTAGCTCGAATAGTAAATTCTTTTCCAACTGAATTACAAAAAATCCTCTGGAGAGGAGCTGATGGATATATAAGAGGCAAGATAGTAGATAATTTGACTAATAAAGTATTAAGAGTTCGGACTGGAAGACTTAGAAGTTCTGTTACAACATTGCCTGTTGAATCTATGCTTGACGGATATAGTGTAACAATAAAAACTGGAGGGTTTTTTGGAGGAGGAAGAGAATTAAGATATGCTCGGATTCACGAATACGGAGGAGTAATTAGACCTAGAATCAAGAAGTGGCTTGCATTTAAAGTTGGTGATAGATGGGTAAAAACAAAAAAGGTTATGATACCAGAAAGACCTTACTTTAAACCAGCAATTGAAGCAGGAAAAGAGCCGATGTTTAGCTACATCAAAAAAGAAATTAAAGATGTGCTAAAAAGGAGGTAATAGGCATGAAGAAAAAAGAGGAAGACTTAAATATAGATAAGGAAAAGAATAAACCTATAGAAACTTCTCTTCCTCCTGTCGAAGTATCTTTTGTTAAAAAAGGAGATAGTATAGAG